GTACTAATGCTGGAGGCTGAACGAGAACTACAAGCAGCCCAAGAAGAAGAGGACCACACAGAGGACGCCATGGACAGCATGGAACGAAAATATTGGGAAGGACAACTAGACGCCCTAACAAGGTGTTATGGTTTGACATACGACCTATCTTTTGCTACAGGTATGCATAAGGTATGGAGCGAGGAGCAGTCATAACAATGATGGGATATACAGAAGCAGACATTCAAGCATTCGGTAATAGTTTAACTTGGGCTATCGATACTGCCAAGGCTCAAGGTGACGAACAAAACTATAAAGAATTATTAATGGTATGGGATTTTTTTGAGGGCCTGCTTGCAGAAGGATATGTGGACTAGATCCCTTTACGAACGACAGTTGACAAATCCCTGACTTTTTGATAAAATTGTATTACGAACAACCTAACAGAAAGGACCCCCAATGCCAAATTGGTGCTACAACTCTCTAACCATAGAGGGTAGCGAGGAACTTATTGCAGATGTAAAGCGCACGCTCAATAGGCCCTTCACAAAAACACACGACTCATATAATTCGACAACAGGTAAAATGGAGTTATCAGATACTACATATTCAAATCCTGTATTCGCATTCCACAACATCTATAACCATAAACAAGCAGGCGTATCAGATGAGGAATACAACAAACAACAAGACACTACTAAAACTACCGCTGAGGCATTATCCTTTAGTGGCAATAACTGGTATGATTGGAATGTGCGTAACTGGGGAACCAAGTGGGATGTAGCCAATCAAAATGATGATGAATATGCTGATACTCAGTTACAAGATGAGGGTAAGGATTTCTTATCATACCGCTTCAATACCGCATGGTCTCCACCAACAGAGGCTATCGTAAAACTATCTACCCAATATCCTGACCTTGACTTTGAACTATCTTATGAGGAGGAAACAGGCTGGGGTGGCACTATAGAATTTCAGGCAGGCAATGTCAATGAGATTGAATTTCATGAGTCAGAGGCTGGAGATGATGTAGACTATGAGGAGTTGCTTCAACAATGATTGATACTAATGACTTAAAACTAATAGGACGTTTTTCAGTAGACAGTGGACAAGCCATGGTAGGCGACCCCTGCTATTTGGATAGTTGGAAACATTGGAATCAGGATAGCGACGCACCTTTTGATACGTTTGAGCAGGCAGCAGGTGAGTACGGCTATCTTGGTGCATGTGAGGCCACGATCAAAAGAGGTTATGGCGAGTTAGATAATGCCAGCGCTGTTGCATTCTCGACAGGCTATGGTGATGGGCTGTATAATGTTTATGCAGATATCAATCAAGATGGTAGAGTAGGACTTGTTGTCATCGACTTTACTGGTGAATACGGAATAGACTCGGACGAGGAGTAATCATGGGAGCACGTTGTAATTTTATATTTAAACAGTCAGAGGACCACGCCGTGGCCTTGTACAGTCACTGGGACGAAGACCATATGTATGAACTACTGGCAGCAGCCCTGCAGCATGCAATGCCACGTATACAGATGAATGATATCCCGTATGCGACTCGTATGGCTATTAGTTATATTATCAAGGACCAAATACTTGAAGAGACTGGGTTTGGTATTGAAGCCATGGACCCATCAGACCAAGGTTTCTTGGACCATCCAATAACGATTGACTTTACCGATATGACAGTTGGTGAAGGCGATGGCGGTAGGCATTCTATTGATGATTTTATTAATTATAATCTTGTGACGACGGTCACTTCCTAAGCGGAGGTTGGGTCCCTTCGCTGCAAATAAGGGGGGCAGGTCTGATTTCTTGCTTTGCAGATTTGCCTCCCACCTAATTATTTGATACAATGTATAAAGGAGAAATATGGCATATAGCATACGACGAGAACCACGCAACACCAAGGAAATACAAGCGGCTACAAGAATAGCCAAAGTAGTGAACGAGGATATGGGGCTTAATCTTGAGGCAGTTGGTTATCACTTGGTGCGTAATCACCCACCTATTGTGTGGCACAGGCTTGAGGCTATTGCCTTGACAGCAGGAGAGGAACATGATAAACTTATGTCAGAGTATTTAGGAGAAAACCATGTCAATAGACTTTTCTGATAAGTGTGGTATTTTAGGTCAATTTTGGTTTGAGTTTAGAGATGACGACAAGTTGGGCGAGTTCATTTCCTATAACGATGTCGGCTTGCCATTGGCTTGGTTTATTGCGACTGGAGTTGTCACACCTAACCCTATTGCAGAAGAATACATTGATGAAACATTTAATCTTTTTATTTCAGCACTAGATTTAACAGATACAGAAATTGAGGGTGTAGATAATCTTAATGATATTCTTAGCATAGCAGAACACAAATCTGAAGAAGGGGACTAAGTCTAATGGACAACTTTATTGAAATGGGCTTTGATGAGTGGCTACAAACCTACAAACCAATCACCAATCATATAGACCCATATGCTTCATTTCAAGATGACTCAGGTAGCGGAATTATGTTTGAGACATATGGTGATGAGTTAGCGTTTGTTAAATCTCAATCCCCCGACAAAATCTGGATGTATGGTGACGGCGATGACGGTGCTGCCTATATCTGGTCTGGTTATGGATATATCAATAGATTGGGATACTTTATTACTGAAGTGCCATGCCCACCTAACACCACGATTCAAATTCAGGTAGGGGTGCAATGGTATTTCTGTGAAGGCTGCCATGCTGAACTGGAAGACCCTGATAATCTTATTAGAGATGCCTTTCAAAACTACGATTTAGAAAAATGCACGGAATGTGCTACACGTGAGGAGATAACCTTAGTAGGATTGTAACAATTATCGGTTGCCCCACATATCACAATCCCTAGGCATGCATTTGCATATCAAACCATCAAACCATTTTTTCAAATGCATTACGAACCAAAATATATTTTTCCCAGAATATTACGATCAAACCATCAAACCATCAAACCAGAATATATGGTTTTATATATAGTACTATAGGTATTACGATGTATTCTTTATATCCCGCCCGTTTTTTTAAAAAAGATTAAGAACGGCGTTTTTTTCCCCCCTCCAGAACGAGGTGTATAATATACCCAATGAGCCCTAGACATTTTTCTAAACTAAACAAAGAACAACAAGCGGTTTTTGATCATGACATAAAAATGATGACGGGTATGTTGTACAGCATTGCAAAGTGGCCTCTCAAACCATTTACTCCTGCATTCTATAGAACTCCATTCATACCTGCGCTCTATAAAAAAACCGAGGCGGAAGTTAAAAAAGATTACGAACCTATCTATAATCCCCCTACAGAATAGTAACAAACCATGCTTTCTGGTTTTCTGGTTTTTTAAAACATTATAAAACTTTTTCAAACTTATTACGAACTTATCGGAATTATTCCCAATTATTTGGCAATTTTTCATGCATATAAACGACTTGACAAACCATGGTTTTGCATGTATAATGCCAAACCATTTACCATGGTTTGACAGATATGGGGCGAATGTGGTATATGGTTTGTGATACATGGTTTGATATGGATCTCTGTTTTTTTCCCGCCGCATTACGAAGCCGCCCTAAAAAGCGCTCCATCCCCCACTATCCTCCACTTTACTCCACTTTAACCCTATCCAATAATAATATCAGTAAGATTTTTATTTGTGTTATATAATAAGATACATGTTAGAAAAACCCTATGAAGTCAAAAAAAATTATTATGATGTCATCACAAACTGGCAAACCGCAATAAACATTTTATATAAATCAGAAAAAACACAAAAAAAGCCTATGCTATGGTTTAAGATAAAAACTCGCAGGCTATCTGATGACATACCAAGACTTAACATTTTTCATCAAAAAATAAATAAAGAATATGGATCAAATTATTACGATAAATGTAAATGGTATGATAGTTTTGATAGTTCATGCGACTGTCCTGGTATATGGCATATTGATGGTCCAGTTATATCTTTAGACAATTCAACAGTCAGTCCTCATAGAGATATTAAGGATTCGGCATATCTTCAAATATTAGGCAAATCATTTTGGAAAATTGATGGAAAAGATATAGTTGTTTTAGAACCTAACGATTTAATATTAGTATCAAACCAAATAACACATGAGGTATGGGGTGAAGGACCTCGTATGGGTATTCTTTTTTTTGCTTTAAACAGTGAATAAGCCAGGGCTTGACAAACCATTCAAACCAGATATAATTTATATATGGGAATAAGTGTTAACTGGTCAGATACCTATGATATATTTGCTAAGATAATGTGGCTATGGTTTCATGGCATGAGTGTTTTATTTGTAGGCGTAACGCTGTATATATTTTGGGCTACCATTAAGATATGGAGAGAATAGATATATGATGGATTTTATTTATTTTCTCATAGCACTTTATATTATCTTGTGGATGAATTGGAAGGTATGGGGCAAGGGGCTTGTAGAGTGCTATAAATTAATATCAAAAGTATTAGACTCTGCAACATTTTTAGTACTAAGAAAAAGAATGATCAAGGGAAACAATCATATTATTGAAATAAGATAAATATGCTACAATATTGTCATGATCAGGGTATTATGCTACAAGTGTGGGGTCGTATTTGAAAAGGATTACGATGTCAAACCAATATGCCCTAATTGCATAAAACTTGGACGGCAGCAAGAATCATCCCTTTATAGCCTTATTGACCAAACCAATTAACCTTTTCTTGGATATCTTCTTGGCATTGAATGTCTCCGTATATCCCCCATATGGCATATTCCCCTTATCCAGATAGTGTCCGTATTTGTCTCTTAGGGTTTGTAGTACTATGGATTCTATTCTTCTGGCTTCCCCCCGATTTTGAAAATACCAACCAATAACCAACTCCCATCCTTTGGTCCTATGTTGGCGAAACCTTTTACCTGTGATATCTGATATGCCCACCTTTATGGCATTATGTTCTTTGTGGTAGATAATATATAAAATAGATGGATCCATGAGCCTATTATAGACCATCAAACCTATTGCTCGTGTCGAGCATATAATGTTTGTATTTCTATTTTCCGCCGAATTTTAAAACATTATTTATGTTATAATGACAATATGTTAAATCCAAGCCCGAACCCTGAAAAAACAAAATGGATACAACACGCTGAAGGCGTATACGAAATTGAAGAATTTTTGACTGAAAAAACTCAAAATTTATTTTTATCTATGATAGATGACGATGGATGGGCAACCTTTAGTTATGGCAATATAGCAAAACCAATAAATCCAGAAAATCAATTAAAAATAAAAGAATTAGTAAGTAATAAAATTAGTTCTATGTTTTTAAATGTAAGCGAATTGACTACAATCGGAAGCCTAAGAAAACTCACAAAGGGCGACAATATGGCATTACATAAAGATAACTCACATCAGGATGATCGAGGCACAATAATGTTTGGTATTGTTATTTATTTAAATGATGATTTTTCTGGCGGAGAACTTTTTTATCCAAGTCTAAACCTAAATATAAAACCAAAAGCAAGAAGTTTGGTTGTACATGATGCTAAACTAGCGCATGGTGTTAAAAATGTTACATCAGGCACTAGATATTGTGTAACTACTTTTGTTTTTGGAAATGAAAGTACCAAACTTATAGTAGAATCATAGTTTTATTGTACTTGACATACCCTGTCAAATTTGATATGATTGAATGATGATAGTAAAATTATCTTCAAAAGAAGTAAGAATGTGTACCCTTCTTGCCATTGAAAGATGGATAGAAAAAAGGGGGTCTATTGATAAACCTAACTACGCCAAAGGCAAGGCAATTGGGGCCTTAGAGCATGAACTATTGGCAAATATAAGGTCAAATGTTTGTGAGTGGGCTGTAGCAAAATACTACAACCTTTCTTGGAATTGTCCGTTATATCCAAATGATATTCATAAAGATCGTAAAGATCTTCCTGACGTTGGCATTAATGGGGAAGTAAGGTGTGTTAGGACAAAAACCTCTATACCGTTTTGGTCAAAAGATATCAACAAGCGTATTTATGGGGCAAAGGTTTTAGATACAGAATATTTTTCTGAAGTAGAAATATATGGCTCAATTGACCCTAAAGACTTTATGAAAGATGAATATCGTAATGAATCTGAAAATAGTTGGAGGGTTCCAGTAGAGCACTTTCAACTCCCGCCTAAACACTAAAATATGGTATACTAATGAAATGTCTAAAAATCCATTTGACCCGTCGCTAAGTGTAGAAGAATTAGCAGAACTGTGGGAACCTAAAAAAGAATATATAGAAAAAGACTTATGGGTAATCCGTAACTTCTTAACCGAAAAAGAGTTAGTATGGCTTAATGAAGAGGCCAACAACTTAGAGGAATGGTATACAACAATGCGTTCTCCTTACGGAGGCAACATAAAAAATAAATTTTTAGGTTATATACCAGATTATGATGAGCAAGGTAATTTCTTAGTTCCAAATGCCAACTCAAAATGGAGAAAGGAACAAGACATAATAGCATTAATTGAAAAGAGAATAGAGTCAGTTGTTCCTAAAGAGTTTGGTGGCGCTGGTGCTCTTCAATCTTTTTTTGAAGTTCCTGATGATAAAATTATGGAAGAGTTAGGACGAATTCCAGACTATGCAATGGGATGGCATTATGAAAGAGATGATCATGATGACGAAGAAAGTCAAAAAATTATAGTTGAGCATTCTAAAACTCAGGGCAAAAAAATAACCAGTGCTGGAAAAATTTCAGCATCTTTTAATGTTTATATTAATGATAATTTTGATGGTGGAATATTAGAGTTTAGAGAAAAAGATTATGTAATCAAACCAGAGGTTGGAATGCTTGTGAATATTCCACTATATAGGGAGTTTGAGCATAGGGTTACAAAAGTTACTAATGGAAACAGACATACCATCTATGGAAGAAGTTGGGATAGCATTGATAATAAATATTTCTCAACAAACGAAGATTGCTAATTGATGAATAAACGAATTTTAAAAGATGGTACAGAAGTTCCCTCTTACGATCATCCAGTAGACCTCATTATTCATACCAAGGCTCCTGCCAAATGGCTAATAATAGACAGAGAGACTGGTCAAGAGTATGTTGGATCAGAAATTACCCATCCCGCTTTTGGAGAGGCGCTGAGACAAAAAGTCATAGAATGCAAAATAGGTTCCTGGATTAAGATAAAAGATAAAAATGGCAAAAATATCAAAAATTGACTTAGTGTATAATGAATAGTATGGTAGATACAGACAGCAAAAACAACAAATCTGTTGTTGCCGATTCCACTAAATACTGCTACTATTGTAGTAATGAGTCAAAATATATTCAGCCAGAATCATTTACTGGTGCCATAATATATGTTTGTGAATCGCACTTTTCTTATAAACATTGGGGGTAGATAATGATGAACACACAAGAATGGTCAAAAGAAACTAAACAAAAGGTTACAATATCTTTCGTACTTATTGTAGCAGCCATTATCATTTTTTCTCTTATTTAAGGGAGAACAGAGATGAGGCAGTCTAACGATATTAGGTCTGAAAGCCAGCGTCAAAGGTATGAAAAAAATAAAAAGCGGATCTCTGATAAACATTATTTGTCTAAGCAACAAAAATGGGAAATCAAAGAAAGGCTTCGCATTATATCTGAGGCTCTTGAGGGTAACTTTACAAAGTAGTCAGTTTGCTGTATAATCAATATATGACGACTAGAGTGGTTATTTGTCCCGTGTGCCAAAAGGAGACAGAGGTGCGCTGGGGCATTTTTGCTCATGATACACTAAAAAGGCACATGAAGGAGCACAAATGAAAACATATTCGTTTCCAGATCCAGACAACGACAAATATGAAATAGTGATTCCCCCTGATATTATTAAAGATGTTATTTTGCAGCATGTTAAAACTACATTTTATTGGTCTGTTGGTTTGTTTAGTTTAATTATTGGCATTTTGATTGGTATAATTATATGAGAAAACAAGTTGAGTTTACAGAAGAGCCTGATGAGACAGTTATAACATTACGAACCAACTGTCCTGAAAAATATTTACTTATTGACAGAGAAACTGGCAATGTGTTTATTGCTCAATACACTGGAGAATGGGAGTTGATTCGTGATGGGTCGATTAGATAATGCAGTTGTAAAGCATCAGTCAAAGCCACCATTACGATGGATCGCAAATTGGGCGGGATCCATAGCATCTTCTGGGCTGTTAGAAGTATCTTATATGGAAGATGAAGGCATGACTGATACATTTAGATATAAATTTCATGGATGGAAATGGGATACATTCTGGCCTTTATACGAAAAATATGGAACAACATATAGGTTAGATATGGATCTGAGTGGTCCTGGTTGGGATGATTATGATGAGAACGGTGTTCCATATTGGGACAAGTGGACAAAATGGGATTACGAAGACGAAGAAACGGGCGATGCTTTTAGAATAATAGAGAGGCAAACAAAATGATATATCACAAACATTTATTGGTCAATGCTAAAGTTCATGATCCAATTGATACGGAGCAACAAGGTATTGATTTTCTGAAAAATCTTGTAGAAAAAATTGACATGAAGATTGTACAAGGTCCCTTTGCAAGTTATGTTAATAAAAAGGGCAACAGAGGCTTAACTGCCGTAGTTATGATAGAGACTAGCCATATAGCATTTCATATATGGGATGAGGCTGATCCTGCTTTGGTTCAGTTTGATCTTTATACCTGCGGAAGTTTAGAACTTGAAAAAGTGTTGCAGATTTTTAAACAAACCTTTAAAGTTGATTCTTTAGAGTTTGTTTTGTTTGATAGAGAAAATGGATTTGTTGAAGAAGTCTCAGGAAAGGACTACAGATGAAAAAAATATTTATATCATTGTTGGTTGCCGTTGGCATTGCTGCTACATTTATTTCAATCTCTTTTGCTAAACTAGCACGATCAATGGACGACTTGGAAGATGCTTGGGATAAAGAAAAGGAAGATGACGATTTATGAGTATGTGCGGATGTGGTTTTTCAACCGAGTACCCCATGTGCAATGGTACGCACAAGGTTGTAAAAGAAATTAAAGATAAGATCATTGCTGCAATAGAAAAAATACCACTTGAGAGTAATGGGGCACAGTTAAATGCTGTAGGAATGAAAATTTTAGTCTTAGATATTATTAAAAAAACTAGAGGAGTTTAATAATTAATTTTCAATCCGAATCTAAGAAAAGCGGAGATGAATTTGAAGATCTTGTTTTTGCAGATTTAAAATCTCGTGCGTTTAAATCAATAAGTAAGAATGTTTATATGCCTGGTACTGGGTGTGAGGTAGACTTTGTTGCTTATGGAGAGAGAAATGAGTATGTTGAGTCTAAGGGCGGTAAAGATAGTGACAATAAAAGACCAGGGGCACAAAGAACTGACAATGTTAAGAAGGCTATAGCAAATGGATCTTTGATTAAACTCAAATACCCTGACATTTATTATGTAGTTTACTTTTCTGCCAAAGCAAATACAGGTAGTTATTCACATGAAATGTTGGAACTTGCCCTATGCAATAAAATTATTGATGAAGTAAGATATTTGCAACAAGAAATGCCTGTAATTGATAATCAATTGCTTTTGTTCGGTATAATATAATCATGAAAATTTACTATTTTGGTGGTCTACTTTCATCAAAAGCAAATAATATTGATCAACTTGAAGATGCCCATTGTGATGGAGTTCTTTTTACGTATAGCCCACAACAAGGAGATTTTTTTGTAAGCATTGCAAAAACCATGAGGCTTGATCAAAAAATAAAATACATGGTTGCAATTAGGCCACATGCGTTATCTGCACAATATTTAACAATGATACATCAATCTATAAACGATATACAAAAAGATAGATTACAGATTAATATTATTGCTGGACATATTAAACCCGAAGAGGTTGAATTTGGTGGACTACTTGGTTCAATGACTGACAAATCTTCAATCCCAGATAGAACAAATTATATGATAGATTATATAAAAGAACTCGACAATATGAAAAAAAATAATATAGATATACCAGACTGTTATATTTCGTGTACAAATGTTTATTCTTTAGAGGCAGCAGCAAAACTTAATTATAAAATAATATTTTCATATTTTCATTATAAGTTTGGTTATTTTTTAGATAAAAGCGTTAAAGGTAACGAAAAACCTGGGGATACTTTTGATTTATCAGGTAAAAAAATTATGCTTGCCATTACTCCAATCATTAGAGATACGCAAGAAGAAATAGACAATGAATTTCCTAAAAATGTAATGGTGCATACTCATGATGGAAAATCGTATAAAGATAGGCCAAGATTTGCAAAAGACACAGCATATTTTACATATGATAAGTTTGTGTCTTTTCTAAAAGATTTAGAATTAAAGGGAATTCATGAAGTACTCCTTAATGGCATTCCAGAAAATGAAAGGGGCAGATTGATTAATTATATCAAAAAATACAAAGAGGGGCAGTAGTTGACAATCGGTGGGCTTTGTTCTATAATTAGTATGTAAGCAAACAACTCAAACAGAAAGGCTTTACAATGAAGAAACTTATCGTTATTATTTTTGCAATTTCTTTGATTGCTCCCTCGCCTGCACAGGCGTCTGATGGAGTTTGTTATCATCATGGAGCACTGTCTACTTTAAAAAATTCTTATGGTTTATCTGGACCAACATCGGTTCTAGAAGGCGAATTTAAAGACAGTTTCTCATATATGTATCCAGTAGTAGGAGAATCTTACAGGGCAGATAACAGCATGGCACTTCTTAAAAAATATGGATCAATGATTGATATAAGCGATTTGCCTACTGTTACTAAAGATGGCGAGCATAAAATATTTTTAACAAAAGCAACATTAATTCCAGAACCTTCCAACAAATTTGATAAGTTTGCAGTAAAAGTTATTATTAAAGGAAAGCATGTTGGTTATGTTCCAGGATCAGTTTCATATGATGTTGCTTATATGATGAAAAAAAGTAAAAAGAAAACAATAAATGTAAAAGCATGTGTTAGTCATTATCCTGGTGGTCAAGGACCTCAAGTAACTTTAGACGTAAAGAGCGATTTTTTGGGAGAGGATTTTGAAAGTCAATATAGAATGGGCATATGGTTTATTCATAACGATCACTATGAATCTGGTCCTGGAACAAGATGTACAAAATATTTTAGCAAATGGTATTGCGGTCCACATGAAAAATGAAAAGTGAGGCGAAAAATAGGTTTAAGGGGCAGTAGCCAATGATGCTACAATAGAATAGACACAGGCACGGTAGGAATGGGAATGGAAGAACCTATCGTGTCTGTGTCCTATGGTCCAGTAGTTCAGTTGGTTAGAACGCTACCCTGTCACGGTAGAGGTCGTCGGTT